GTACTACTATCAACAGTACATCCAGTTAAAGTTGCCCCACCTGTTGTTATCTGTCCACATCTTCTAAAGGTTGAATTGGTAGCAGTAGAATTAGACTGAAAACCAAACGTACCCATATCTGTAAAGGCACAAGTAGTTAAGTTTATATCGGCATTATCAGTGGCAATAAAATTCCCCTTAGATACTGTTCCAAGAGCAGTAATAATGACATTTGTTAAAGTTAAAATAGAAGAGGCATTTCTAACTTCAAAAGTATTAAAAGCAGAAGGTACCTTTTTAGTATTGGCAATGTTAATGACTTTATTTGAATCTACAAATTCACACACCGCATTTATAGAACCGCCCGTATCTGCCGTTGAACCTTCATTAGAGTAAGTGCCATTATTGTAAGTAAAGGTTGTTGTAGAAGGAACACTAAGCACTACAACCGTACCATTATAACCAGTACCCCCAACACCAGAAATTACTACTGTGTCACCAACATTTAATAAATGTGCGGTAGAAGTAGTAAGAGTAACTACATTAGTTGTTCTTACACGATAAGTTGTTGTCCTTGTGGACTTCCCTATCAAAATAAGTCCCTGTTGAAGATACGAACCACCAACGTCTTGCAGTAATCCCCATCTGTTTGCCACCAAATCGTTTTGAGTAACTGCACCCCCAAAAGTAGCATAGCCACTACCCGAATCCCCACCTGTGAAAGAAAGTTCACACCTGCCATATCTGATAGCATCAACCCCGTAAGGATTACCCTTTGAAATACTTGCTGTTACCGAAGCACTCCACCCTAGATATTGAACAGTAGAAGATGGTGAACCATAGGCAGTTCCGTCAGTTGCATTGGCTGGGTCAAATGGGATACATAACCAACCTCCGTAAGTATAAGTGTCAGAACCTCGGACATAATGTCTCTTATAATTATTTACATCTTGACCAGATATACACTGCAAACCACCAGCAGACTCAGCCGAGATAGCGTTAGGACAAGCAAAATACATCCATACCATAACCGCACCATTTGTAGGAATAGTCAGAGCACCTGCAGCTTGATAACCAGCCCCTGCTAATTTGGGTGGTGATGATACTGTACCAATGCTTTTAGATGTACAGTTAGTTCCCTGAATAAAGAAGTCTGTTTCACCTGCTGCTAAAGTTCCTTGAACGTCACCTGCGGGTTCTGTAAAACTAGCAGAGCCATCGGTTATTGTAATTAAGTCGGTTGTGTATGTAGGTGCTGCCATATTATGAGTAAGTTAAACTGGTTCTATCATCCCAAATATTGTCAAAATCATCATTCCCATCAGCCCACAAAGTTATCATCTCTGGATCGCTAGACTCATCTATTTTTTTAATTTGCCAAACTGGATCACCCATATTTGATCCAGGTTTAGATTTTCCAACATAAGTAATTAAACCCACTACATCTAGTAATGTTTTTGCTACGGCTCCACTACTATCCATTTGAAGTGCGTGTGTTTTTGGATTGTAGACATCTCTAATTATGTCTTGAAAATTAAGACTCATTTTTACCCCTTCTAATTCCTAACATAATATTTGCATACAGACTGTTTATTTTCTTGGCTCCAAGTGTTGCCATTCCTTGCGATTTTTCATTGATCCATTTGATGATTTCTCCCGGATCGGTAAGACCCGACCTTTCTTTTGCCCATTCGGTGATTACAAACACTTTTTGATATAGTTTGTTCCATTTGTGAGGATTGTCTATTCCCAATTCATGCCCTATTGCATTACTTAACGGATCAACTATCACATCATTTACTCCCGGCAACTGTTTTTCGTCTACTTGTGTTTTTTTTAACGCAATGTAGTTATATGAGAAAGGATCTTCTATATGAACTGTCGGATTTTTGTCTTCCATAAAAAAAGCCACCAATTAAGTGGCCATAAGTGTCAAGCTTTGACTCACCTATTATATCATGTACTTCTTAATACTATCGACATTTAAGGTTCTTGTTTCGTTGTCTAACTCGGTCATGTGTTTAACAAATAAAGGAGTGGTTTTTTCCGTATACACCTTGTCCCAATTTTCCGTAAGTCTGGGGTGGTGAATGGCGCGGTATTCAATCGTGTGGTCTATGTAAAAGTCCCAATTCAACTTATTTAGCCTCCAACACATCTCTTTTTCCTGTGCCCCGTTACAGGTATCATAAATCTCGTCTATTCCACCACACTCAAGTATTGCCTGTCTAGGAATAGAACACATCACCATCTCCATCTCACTTGGGGGAACTTCCTGAAAGCTTACGTCTGTTCTTGACCGGGGATCGTGCCAAACCTCGTTGACGGGCTTACCCATATCATCAAAGCCCCCATATTGGTGTCCTATTGCAGACACTAAAATCCGAGGCTGGTTTTGATAGTGAAACCAGAATTTTGAGAGTATATCAGGCGGAAACCAAATCCCGTCCTGAATATTCACGACCAAACCTCCTTTAGCGTGAGCATAGGCTTTATTCCACCCCTTGCAGAGTGTCCAGAAGTCATTAGGTTGTTTAGGAGGGTCTTTGAGTAGAAGCGTTGGTTTAACTGTGTCTATTTCTTTGGGAGACACGATTATCCATTCCCAGTCGGTAAAATCCTGCCTTTTAAGGCATTTTTCGATAATCGGGAGAAGCTCAGGCCTGGTTGTTGGTGTAATTATTGAAATCATTGTTTCTGTCCCCATCCAAATACTTGATCGGGTTTGTCTTCGTTGTAATCTGAGTTTTCGGGTACGTTGTAATAATCCTCTCTAATAAAAACGTTCGTCATGTCTCCAAAGATGTATTGTGAAAAAGAATCTCTTGTAAATCTATAATAATCGTAGGGGTGATTGTGTCTAGGATGGTTGATTGATGGAGCGCCCACGAGTAACCATCCGCCCTTTTTAAGTACCCACTTCATGTTTTCAACCGTCAACCAAAACTGGATATCATGTTCAAGTGTGTCAAAACACATCACTATATCAAACTCTCCCTTTTTAAATGTTTCTTTTAAGTCGTGCCCGTTGATGTCTATGTCTACGTTTTTTCCGGGGCGCATATCTATACCGATATAGTCAAATTCCTCAAACTCTCCTCTTAAGTTTCCGTTTATGTCTAATGAACCAACGTCCAAAACCCTACCCAAGAAGGGGTGTTCTTTTTTAAACTTTTTTACAAAGTCTATCGTTGTACTGAGCATATCAAGGAAAAGGTTTCCACGGGGTTTTTAGTTGTTCTCCAAATTCTTCAGCAAAGTCTTCCTCCGGATACTTGCCCCACTTCTCTTTGAAGTATTCCCTGTTCTCCACGTTGGCAATTTCGTGTTTTTCCATTCTGTTAACGGTTGATGAATCTAGGTGTTGATATTCGGCCTTGTTTGTATAAGCCTGTTTTAATCCCTGCGATCTCCACCATTTCCACATATCCCAATCGTCATAACTATTGAGGTAGTGCTCGTCGTACAATCTATCGCCTCTCACAACGAAGAACGACGACGAACACCACCTCTCTTTGCCTCCGATAAATGTTTCATTACTCGGATTCCATGGTTGATCGTATAGGACCATTCTGAAGTGTACCGAACAAACTTCTGGATCTTTCATTATGTCTTCCGACACGGAAAGCCAATTCTTACTGACTCTAATATCGTTATTCGCCACGGCCACAACCTCCCCTATATGAAGTTTCAAACCCTGATTGACCGCCTTGGCGTAACCCAAATTTATCGGATTCCTGACGTACTCATCAGCCCATTCTCGGAGAGCACCGCCACCAATAGGAGAAGCATTATCAATAATAGTAATTTCAACATCGTTCTCACGTAAAGATTTGATAGCATTTTCGGTTAGGTCTACGAGGTCAGAATCTCTAAGCCAACAAGGCATTATAACCCTCATTCCATACCCCTTTCCAGATCTGCTGCGTATTGCCATGCCGAATAGTTTTTAATAACAAACTCTCTGGGTGTAACACAATCAGATCTCTTGAACTCGTAAATGTAAGATTTGGTACGTACATTCCTTAAATTAGTTACTTCCGGTAGGATATTCATACTCATTGCCTCTAAAACTGTACGCTCCGAGCCGTGGATGGCGGGAACAATCACTTTTTTGGCCCTACTGTAATAATCTCTAATTACCTGCGGAGGAAAATACCCCAGTTTAATCTGGACACCCTCTTTAACACATTTGTCGTAGTCTTCAAAACCATCCGGTTGGAAAGTTCCCACACACAGGATCTTCTTTCCTAGATAAGCAATGTCCCGTTGAAGTTTCCACGGCGAAAAAGTGGCCGGATAAAAATACTCGATATCTTTCTCTACCTTTTGGGGAGTAAAAAAGTCTGTGTCTGTGCCGAATGCCCTTATTGCCCGTATACCCTCACGTCTGACTTGGTCATAGACGGGTTCACTTTCGCAGTAGACTACATCAAATTTTCTTAGATTATCAAAGTTGGTCGGATCGGTTGTCAGACAGAGCCCTTTTTTGGCATCTTTTGGCAAAAACTTGGTAGATTCTGTATTAGAGTCATCCCAAACCAAGTAGAAGTCGTATTTATCTTCAGGGGTTGGTACGTTTTTATCCAAAAACCAACTTATTTGGTGTTTTTTACCCAGAATCTCTATTGCAGCACGCAAACCATCGCGCCAGTTATCATAAACTTGACTGGCCTTGCCGAAGTACCAAATAACAGCGATTTTCATTTGAATCTTTTATCAAACCTCTTTTCGTACTTAGCATTAACCTCACACGCTTTGCTACAGTAAACTACCGGTAATGTCCCCTGTTTGTCTTTAGCAAATGACATCATCTCTTTACCACAAGTTCCACATTTATTTTTATACAACGTGACTCACCTCCATTAAATAACACCCTTGCTCATCAATCTCAAACCTTTCTATCTTGTAGTCTTTTAATAATTCTCTGAGTTCGGACTCCGTATAGATTCTTAGGTGTCCCGACGGTTTGGTGTCTGTCCAGTCTGTCCCGTGCCCCTCTTCTTTGTGAAGTATTATTCCCAGATGATCAGGGGATGGGGTTGATAGATAGAATCTTCCCCTTTTGTTTACCAAGGACATACAATGATCTATTGCTTTCTTCGCATCGGGTAGGTGTTCAAGGACTTCAAATAGTACAACTGCATCAGCTTTATTCTCTACATCAAATAAATCCATGCACTTAAACTTTGTATTCAATCTATATTTCATTCCACGCTCTTCTGCTATATCTACGGATGGTTTATAGAGATTAACCCCCATACATTGAAAAACTCCCCTTTTTGCTAGAGTCAAACAAACATACCCATCCGCACACCCTAAATCTATTACAGTTCTAGCTTTTTGTTCTTCAATCCTCTTAATAAGCCAACCTATACGTGGGTACATTCTATCTGCTTCGGTACAAAGTTCTTCTGGTATCGGAGTTTCAACTAAGTCCTCTGAATAGTATTTAACATAATCTTTTTTATTAAAAGCGTGTTTGACTCTTGGCCACAACTTCTCCTTTAGTGGTGAATTGGTGTCTTTGACTAACTCCCATGCTTTTAGTGCCTGATTATCTTCAAGAAGTGCCTCAACGTGCTTGTCTAAATTAGTCCTGAATTTAAACCACAACTCTTTGCCGTGTTCAAATATCTCATACTCTAAGCCCCTGAGTTGTTTTTCAACTTTTGATTTATTGTAGGCTCTGACATGATCTATTAAAGCGTCCTCATCGATCCATGTCTTGAAAGTACCTTTGGGATCAACGGGTCCGTTGGGAGTTGTTACGTAACACCAACCGTTATCGGAAACTAACCTAAGCATATTTTCTATCAAGTCATTGGGTTTGGCTACGTGTTCTATCAACTCACAAGCACAAACAGCATCATACCTGTCGGCATCCTGGTAAGTACAGGCATCACCCTGAACCATATTTAGTCCTCTGCTATTACCAAGTTTTACCGCCTCTTTGCACATCTCAACACCCCTTGCCCCTTTTCCGAATCTTTTAAGCAGACTTCCTTCATAGCAACCCAAATCTATTAAGTTTTTAGCGTCTTTTGCCTCGTCTAATATCCACGCGTGCCTTGCCATGTCTACTGCGTCTACTTCCGGCTTCCAATTCATGGGGTCATCTGCATATTTTTTAGCATAGGCTTCGGGATTGGTCATGTGATCCAATTTTTTAAGTAGTTTTTGTCTTAAAGGAGAGTCTTCTTTCAAAAGCAGAGCTGCTTCTAGGGGTTCATCGGCTAAAATCAACTTCATGGCACGTTCTTCAACCGTTTCTTCCTTTTTAAATTCATCCGACCATTTTTTTGCCACCTTAGACCAAGAGAAATGCTCTTTGGCCCATTTAACCATCGGTTCTCTGATGTCTTCCTGGCGTTTTATGTCTTTAAGTAACGATATAAGTTCTTCCTTAAATTTAGCCTTGGTTTCAGGATCATATACATCTCCGGGAATTTTAATTCCATGCTGTACGGTCTCGTGTACCGCTCCGTAGTCGATTACAACGGGCACTGCACCTAAAGCTTGTGCTCTCATCGCCGTAATGCAAGATATTTCCCCAAAGTGCGTCGGGTACGCCCAAATTCCCGCTTCTTTGTTTTCTAACGCAACCAGGTCGTGACTTATGCGTCCCAGGTGGGTTATCCCCGGTTGATTCATCAGCCCGTTCATCTTTTCTTTCCATGCCATGCGTTCTGGGTTGTCTGAATAACCCAAATCAAACAAATTCCACCCGTAAAAGATATGGAGTTCCGCATCAGGCACTTCCTTTATAACGTCCGGCCACATTTTGAGTAAGTGTTCCAGCCCTCTGTCATAGCTTGAACCGTATATGATTCTATGAGGATTTCTAACAATGGGTTTTTTTAGTGCGAATATTTGATTGGCACCAACTTCGGCAACCATGTGATAACCCCTGTCTTCAAAATAAGGTTGAACTTCTGGATTAAACTTTCCCTGAGTTACAACTTCAATAATTAGCAGTTTCGGCTTGTGTTTGCCAAAATCCATAGACTCAAACACATCTATTTCACTACCCTCGGTATCAATCGAAAGAATGTCTATGTTTGACACACCATGATCTACTAATATCTTTTCGAGGGTTGTACCTTTTAACTCGGCTGAATAGTCGGCATTGTCTGTGGTCTTTATAATTCCCGATATATCAGGTGTCTTTCGGTTCATGTAAAACTTGAGTGTTCCTTTTTTGTTGGTTACCAATGCACCCACACCCACCTTCCTGTTTTTTTGTAACCCTTGAACGTTTCTAGGATCAGCGTCAATACATATTACTTTCCAACCATTCTTTTCAAAGAAGTATGAGTTTGATCCTTGAATACCATCAGGTCCCGCTCCCACATCAACCATTACCCCATTATCGGGCATTAGATTAAATTGTTCGTATAGGAACTGATCCTCTTTGTCGTTTCCGTAAAATGTTAAATCTTTAGCGTTCATTGTTAATATAAATTAAAGTATTGCAATCAGGACATTTTATCTTTCCCATTTTGGGTGGAACATATTTCAACCCCAGAACCCTAAAATGTCTACACTGTGGCGGTGGTGATGTACCAAATTTAATCTTCTTCATATATTTATTCCGTTGGCCGTTAACATAACCTTGTCTTCTGGTAAATCAGGCACATTGTCTCTGTGGAACTTTGAAAGGAACATTGCCTTAGTCAATTTGGCTACTCTTTCAGGTGTGTAGGTCATTGCGTTTTGTAGATCGTGGTTCCAGAGGTATATCTTTTTGGCTTTAAGTCCCGGAACATCCACTAGTTGAATCTGTCTCCAGGCAATAACGATATTAAACTCGTCTTTCCAGTTGATGTGGAAGTGTGGGAGGTAAGTTACTCCGTCATACACTCCCACGTCTTCGCGGGGATCTCCATATACGGTAACTTTCCAACCTAGTTTGGCCATCTCTCTCATCAAATAGATTACAGCCTCCTCTGAACCTCCAATTCCTTTACTTACGTTCTTCGGACTCCATTGTTCAAAGTGCGGACCGCAGTAAAGCATTATTTCGTTATCTTTCCACTTTCTCGGTGGTAAGTAGGCATTTCTCAGGTCTACGAGTGTAGGTTCTCCCGCTATCTCGTTGGGGATAGCGTTAATAAGATTAACAAGCTGTTCGTTCTGCCCCGTATCTCTTAAATGGGTTGCCAACTGGAGTGTCCAATGTGCCATGTCGTTTCGGTGTTTAAGATCGTCAATCTGTGCAACTCTTGAACTGTTTATGTCGTTTGGCAAGACCTCCTGTAACCCATGGGCTACTTTTTGACACAATTCAAGTTGCCCCGTATTCAGATAGATATGGAACAAAGCTTCAAGTATCATTGACTTGTAATCTCTGGGGTTAACCACCAGGGTTGTTTTGGGAATTTCTACTTTACCCGCAAGTTTCACCCAATGAAGTGCCTTGGCCCAATCTTTAAGGTTTACATAGAAAAGTGCCAGTTGAATATAGGTCGAAGTAAATAGAGGATTCTCGGTTAACGCTTCCAAGAGACAGGTAATTCCCTTCTTGGAGTCTCCCATCTCCCGATAAATCATCGAAAGATATTCCCACGCCTGAGCTCTTTCTTCGGCCCAACCAGATTTCCTTAGATAGTCTTTAATCAACTCAATGGTTATGGATTCAAGACCGGGGCCAGCTGAGTCATATAAAAGCTCCTGTGCCCCGGTGTCAAAATAAGCCTTAGCCAGATAGTAAATAGGTCTTGGGTCTGCGGGATTTTTCATTACCTCTTCTTCCAATATCTCTATGTTTCTATACATCGAACCAAGCATTTCTTCAGGAGTAATCAAGTGAACCACCATAAATCCCGGATAGTCGAATTTACCCGACGGAACCTGCTCTATAAGTGTTTCATGGATAGGAGCTACCCACTTATAGGTGCCATCATTTCGGATTATTCTCTCTCTAAGGTGTTCTATAAGTACTTGTTTGACATTTCCCTTTTCGTCCAACTCAACTTGATAGAGGTATCGGGCAAAGATGGCCTTCATATTATTCTTCTCGGCTTGTTCGATGGCATCCTTGAACGTTTCTCCCCCAACCAAAATATCATCACTGTCTTGCCAATAAATCCACTCATATTCTTTGGGCACTTGATTTAATGCGAAGTTTCTGGCAGCGGAGAAGTCTTTAACCCAAGGAAACCAACTCCAATGAGCATTAAACTTCTTGCAAACTTTCTTGATTCTTTTCTGGGGTTCTTTGGTTCCTGTAATGTAAATTGCGTCTACATATTTGGAGACTGACCGAAGTGCACGAACAAGGATTTCCTCCTCCGTGTCATCCTTTACAATCATATTTAGGGCAATTTTTGACATAAAAAAGGGACACGGTTGTGTCCCAAGCTAAAGATGCAATCTCGTTTTGGTACTGCGCTATTATATCACAATATGTTAAGGATTTGTACCTGAAGCCACACCCGTAAAGAAGTTGCGTTTACATTCGTCTATTGTTATCCCAACCGGCACTGACTGAGCTATACAGGCCATTGTCCATTTCTCATACGGACCACCGCACGTTGCCCCGCCTACGCTAGTTAACCATTCATCCTCTATCTGACTTAAGGGTTTAGCGATGCTCATGTTTGCACCAAAACCCTTAGTCCCAAAGTAGGTTGCTTTGTGATCTCCTAGAGGTGCCGTGTTGGGTAAACCACTGCGGGTAGCATACCAATCGTGTTCTGCTGCGCTGGTTGTTTTGTTTTGAATTGCCATAACTATATTATACTCTTGCCTTTCGACAAGTTTCCCTCTCCACCTATCTTGAACATCGGGAATCTCTTAATTAACTTATACATAAATGCCTTGTCAAACTGTTGAAAAGGAAAGATTACCTTAATCATCTTCACAAACCTCGGGGGTAACGCACCCAAGTATTTGATCTCTCCACTGCTTGAATAACCTCCCGCATTCCTTGAACCCCTGATTTCGGGAATGGTCTTTCTAAATTCTCCATACTCTAGAGGATATTCATCAGCCCAAAAGTTTAAAAGTTCCTCCACTACCGTCCAATCGCTTTGGGATTTGACGGTGTCCCTTTCTCCGTGCGCCAACTCGATAATCCTATTGGTCCTATCTACCAACCTCTTTTGATACTGTTTCCACACAATGGGAGCCTTGGGATCAACGGTCTTCTCATATACATAATGAGACATATAGGGATCAACAGTTTCAAGCTGTGTAGTGTCCATCTTATTAGTACCAGTAAGGGGCTGGTACTATAAAACGGTCACCCGTTTCGTGCTCGTCAAGGCTTTTTATTAGCCGTTGACTGCGTAACCCTGTCGATAGACAGAGGTTCTCTCTCCACGGTACTCAAGAGTAAACTCACCAACGATCTGACCATTCTCACGGTCACCATCGACGGCAAGCATCTTTTTAAACGGCTTACGTAGGTAAGCTACTTTAAACAGATCTTCTTTAATACCCAAGAAAGCATTTGCACTCGAAATAGCTGTCGCAACTGACGCTGCGGTTCCGGGAACATATCTGTGTTGCATAATTCTTGCAACTCCAGCTGATGTCTCGTAAGTAGCTACTGGTTGTGTAAGCTTCTTGTCGGATTGATCAACGTACTTCGTCGCTCCTGCTGTAAACCCGTCAATTTTCCTCTTAAGATTAAAAGGAACAAGGACTAAGTCGAAAGCATTATCTGTTCCACCTTTGTCCCATGAATGCTGATGCATATCTTGGAACTCGGTTTCAGATAGTGATGTACCAGAATTTCTGGAGGTTGCCAAAGTCGTAATGACTCCGGTTAACCCTGCCATTGAGGCACCAGTTCCTGAAACACCTGAGCTTAAAGCTCCGTTTACAAGAGCGTACTCTTGCTTCATCTTCCAACTTCTCAAAGATTTACCAGATTGGTAATTGAGAGGATCACCACCCGCGGGGGTGACAGCCATTTCTGTACCGGAAACACGGAAGTTTTCGGTTAAGATCGCTGTAAGATTTGTGATTCTAGTCGGTTGATCAAGAGCGGCGTATGTCGCTGCTGCTCCTTCTGCTGAGAAGGAAACGGAGGTCGGAGGAGTTATATAATCCTCTAACCACTGATGGACTGTATCTTTGGCGACACTGGTGCCCAACATTGTTGCCAATGGTGTGTCATCCGGTGTAACGTCTCCGATTACATCCAAAAGATCTTCTCTCCTGCTTGTATCATAAAATGTCGTTAACATATTTGTTTTTTCTCCTTTCTAAAGCAATAGTCGCCCCCTGGTCCAATCTATTGCCTTAGATTGGATAGGGCTACTTATTTGCCCAAGGTATCTTTGAAATACGAGCCGCAATAGCGTCATCGTCTCCAAATCTTGTCTTCCTGCTCAGTTCTTCAAGTTGTTCAGCCGAAGCTGCTTGTTTTGCTGGTTGGGAAGTCTGACCGGAAACGGTTAAACTTGCCTGCTCCTTTTCAGATACTTCGTTAAGAATCTTCTCCGCGCCTATTTTTTCGGCTTTGGATATGGTCTTGCCAAATCGCTTCGATACACGATCAGCAATGTCGGTGACTGAGGGATTTTCATCCCTAAGCTTGGCGGCAATCCACCTATCGGCAATTTCTTGCTCGACTTCTGGATCGCTAAACAGTTCGGGATATTTGGTGCGGGCTGTTTGCTCGTCCATCTCTTCCCTAACTGCCTGCTGCGCTTCATATGTCGCACTCTGGCGATTCTGAACTAGAGCGTTGTTGATTTGCTGGTTATAAGCCTGCCAGTTTGTCTCGCCTGTGATAGGATCTTGAAAGTCCTGTATATTCACAGCATTAACTTGACCAACTGGAGGTGTCTGCTGTCTAAACGCACTAAATGCAGATTCCCCTTTTGCACGATTCTGCTTCTCCAACTTCAACCTTTTGATTTCCTGACGTTGTTCTTGGAACGCCCTTCGTTGTTCCTCTACGTCTTCAGGCATATCAACAGATTCTTCAGCTACAGAGCCTTGATCAAAGGACTCTTTAACTTCCGTTTGAACCTCAGTAGTTGGTTCTTCAGTAGTTGGCGGGGCTACTTGGGTAGGTTCCGGCTCTACCACGCTTTCTTCTGCCTTTACAGAGTTTTGGACTGTCATAATACTCACCCCCTTTCTTCAGCCTGGTTTAACGGTTGGCGGGTCCGCATAGACTTGTGGTCTAGGTTCAAGGGAAAGATGGCTTCCCCTGAACTCAAATCACAAGTTTTCCTTCTTTTGTATATAAATGTCCGTCTTCTATCCAATCCCCCGGATCTAATTCAAATCCCCAATCACAACCCCTGCATTGTGCCTGTCTACCCGTTGTCCTGACAAAGTAATGAACGTCTGCAGGATCGTCTTTGGTAACAAGTCCCATATGGATCTCAGCGCCTTCCCAAAACTTGTCATCACTTTGGGGTAGATCATCAAGTTTTTGTTTATTTTCCATTTCATGCTAACTTCTTCCACCTGTTGATCTGAAACCCTCCCTTGTGTCAACTGCACCAAGCCTTGAATCAGCCGCTACTATCCCCGCTGCAATTCCATCATCACTAAAGGATTTGGTTTCTCCGGGACCGAATACATATTCGATTCCTTGATAAACAACACGTACTGTTCCAACTTCACCAAAGGATTTCCTAAGATTGGTTGTTCTTCTGCCGTTTGTGTCTCTTTCCCAAATTCCTCTATTTACTATTGTTGTTGTCATATATACTCACCCGCTTTCTAACTCATTGACTCGGTCAATTTGTTCACCTTCCCTTTTTGTTTCTCACCCATAGCAATTCCCTCTTCTATGGTCTTTTCTACAAACTCGATAATTTCATCACTTGCTTTAGCCATCGCCCAAGCCGTCTTCATTGCGTAGGCATACTCCTCATCACTCTTAAACTCCCGGGGATCCACCCAAGCATTCCGTATCTTGGCCTCAAAATAAGGCATAAATACTTCTTTCCATCCGGGTGTCTCGGTCATTACTCTCAACTGAGAACCTTGTAATTGAATCTTCTTTTCTTCGTCTGTCAGTTTGATCATTGCATTCCCGCCATCGGTGGCGATTGTGTCTGTCCTGCTGTCTGATTCATTCCAGGCATTGTAGGAGGAGCGCCCTGTGGGGGAGCATTAGGGTCTTCTGGAGCCATGGGCTGTTGCGGGGGAAGATCCTCAAAGTATTGATCAGCATCTTTAATAACCTTGGACGATTCCAGCATCTTGATCAAAAGCTCAGAGTATTTGGCCTTCTTTCCTTCAGACGCCAATCCTTGTTGGATGGCGGGGTTGACTAACATCCCTAATATGGCTGTCAGTTTGGTCTCAACCTGTTGATCCGTCGGCGCACCCATAGACTCGATATCGGGAATGTAGTCATACACACCCATAAGATCGCCCTCTTCTATAACCAGATTTCCCCCAACTCCGTTTTCATCAGGCATATACTTAGGAATCTCCAATTCATTACCCATCTCATCCGGCCCCACCCCAACTGCAAATCTTGGTCCTTGGGGAATGTCTTTCTCATTTAATTGTCCCGCGGCCACTTGGTTAGCATCCTCTTCCGTGGGTCTTATGTCTCCCAACCCTGTTTGGTTGAAGTATTCGTTGGCCTCACGTCCTACAATCCTAATTATTCTCTGCTTATCCACCGAACCCTTGAACATAAACTGTTGGTTCATAATGTGCCAGAACATGATTTGTTTCTTCAGTGCCTCGGACAGATAGACCTGGTTCATGTTGTCCCTGATGTTTCTGGTAAATGCCGTGTCTTTAACTTCCGTAGCCGTTACCCTTTGTGCATCCTGTGGGTTATTGCTACTTATGCCCTGAGACTGCTCACCTAAGGCGTTCATTAGGCTTCCTTTAAGAACCATATAGATAGACTGGAAGTTTGTGGTCATGCTTGTATCTACTTTCATTTGCTGCACATCTACATTTGGATTATTCATCAACCATTTAGCTTCAGGGTTCCACTCAAGCGTGTGCATACGGACATTCACCGGATTAACGTGAATTGGGGGTCTTAGAGCCAGTGCAATGGTGTCTGAATACGCTGAAAGGTGTGCGTTGATGGCTCTAATTTGCTTTGCAACTGGCTCTAGTTCACTTACTCCATACAAATCATCAGGAAGTGGATAGTATTTAAGATGAATTACAGGAATTTCTCCGTGTTTATAGGGATTTGGTATGTCTCGGACGATTACACCGTGTTTAGGAGCAAAAGTAATCCATCTGTCGGGTCTATACTCAGTGATCAACTCAATTACGGGGTAAACCTCATCAGTTCCCATGTAATCAGACAGTCCGCGCATTGATTTATTCTTAATGGTGTAGTTGTTGTCCCTCCTGTCGCCCTTTTGTGCTTTCTCTTCGTCTAAGGAGGCTTGTAATATGTCCAGGTTCTTGTAAACATTCTTGCTTACTGAGGTATCATTGACTCTTTTAAGTTCGTCGAGCGTTGAATACTCTCTATACTGAAACCATTTGTTAATGAAAGAGTAAGAAGGATTGGCCAGAACGTCTCTCGGATTGCACACAGTGAAGTCAGGGCCATCATAGAATGTTTCGCTTGATACTTTGTCCCCGTCTTTACTGACCTTTTTCTCTTTTTTCCACTTACAAATAGCAAATGATGAACCGTACTTCCTAACATTCATATCCATTAAAGACCATTTGGCTATCATGCTCTCTCCCAGGCGGGTATTGTCTTCCCACTGGTAACTGAGAAGTTCGTTATTTATGAAAGCTCCGAGTGAATCTCCACCCTCCCTTGGAACAAGTCTGCCTTTAGGTTTACTTCCAACTAAGCGCCCGGACTTCTCTAAAATAACCGTATAGGGAATTGGATCGAAGAGTTGAGAAGAGTAGGGCCAATTAGCCTCATCTATGTAAGAAGCAAACATCTTGTCCGCATCATCAAACCCATTCTTGCGTGTAATGCGGGTTTCAAGATCTTCTCTAGCTATTTTGTAGTGATCATTAACGGCTTTGAAGAGTTTTATTTCTTCATCGGTTCCCCTAACTAGTGATGATGTGGTATTTTTGGGCATATTTAGGCAACAAAAAAGACGGGCTCTCGCCCGCCTTAAGGTACAACCTCGTACGTCTTAGCTATTATAACATATTAAGACAATTTCTTAAATTACAAATGTATATCCTCATCCGTCTCTCTTGTTTGTACATTCACGGTTTCGCCTTTGACGTAGACTATCACCTGACCCTTGCCTGTTCCGATTGTTAAGTTATACACGCCTCTAATCACCTTGGGTAATATCTGAGCGTTAACCTTGGTCTCCTGTAAGAATGAAAGAATGTTAAATATGTCTTCTCTGGGTAGTTTAAGTTCCGGGAATAACTGACCCAATAACTCTTCAGCCTTTGCATTATTTACTTCGAGTTGTTTATCGTAACACTCGTAATCTTGTTGGACAGTTGGTATTGAAATCATATGCTCCACTTTTTACCCAAACCTTGGTTGATACTCTCATAATTAGGCCCGTAAGATTGTTTGTTTTCGTTTTCATAGTTGGAAATACTATTGGAGTTTTGATACATTTGCCAACCTATTGCGGGGGCTATTACGGCATCATCGTGTCTGTTCTTTGCCGCCTCTGGTTTACCCATATTATTAACCACAAATGCCATGTGCTGATCTATCACGTCCTCATCGTATATCTTGACCAGCTTGGCATCGAAGGTTTGTTTCCAGTCCCCCACTAATACAGGTCTTGTCGCTGTGTTTGTGTTGTAACCCATGTCTTTTGTCTCTTCCTCTCCCGTAGTTTGCCCAGACTTCTTCATTAAATAGATACGATACTTGTTATTTCTGTTCAAAACCCTTAGTCTCTCCATCTCGCTACCACCACCATTGTTTCTTTCAAATGCTACAATAGGAGCAATCCCCGTTGTGTCAAACAACCATTCCAATACCGGAAATATATCCACTGTCATGTCTGCCGCAACTCCACGTTTCTTGTAAACAATAGGGTAATCCAGCTTAGTCTTACTTAAGAAAGCACAAACATTACTATCTTTTCCACCCTGAGAACAATCTCCCGCGACAAGGAAAGTCTCTCCCACTTCTATTTTCCTATATATTCTGAATGGTTGCATAAGTTCTAATAAAATCTATTCCCTCAGCTAACGGTTTTTGAACCATGCCTGCGTAATACTGTAATGCTTCTTTGGAGAAATACTGATCACCCCCATATAGGAATGCTTCATGTTTTGTTGTTGGATATTCCCGTATTTTCTTTTTGTCAGTTAGGTTATTTGTTTTTGTGTAGTGCCAGTAACACTGATCTTTGGTTACACTATGCCTGTCAATTATCTCCTTGTAATATTCGGGTATCGTCCAGTCAATCGGTGCTGTGCGTTTGTATTCAGGATGAATCCACCAGCCAAAAAAACGTGACTTGAAACTTCCCAATCCTTCCTCACCCTTAGTAAATTCTGTATCAAAGTAATCACCGGCTATGTTTCCCGTAGATTCTCTGAATATCTTTCCAAAATCCTCCTTTACTTGTTGTTCTGCCGCAGTAACCAAATTCTCTGCACTCATTATTTCAGTGTTGGGATAAAACGCTATCTCGGACCAGTGTATATTTTGTTTAGTACCGCCACGCCCGGATACTTTAGCACTGGCCGTTTGTACGTTAATTAGTGCACCCCGGATGCCCTTCATCTTATTACCGCTATCAAGTTCTAGGAGTTGAGAGCGTATTTTTTTGACAGCAGCCTTGTCTTTAAAGAAATCCAATGAATATGCTTTCGCAATCCACGATTCATAAAAATAATCACTCACCCTATCAAATAGGTTCTTTGTTTCATCAATCTTGTGAGAGTAAATGTCTGAATCTGTTATCGGTGCTTCATTCATTTCAGCAAGTATGAAATCGACGGTAAACATTCCATCTATCAAAGAAGAGAAACCCGGTTGCCTGAATTTCAAATCGTTTTCTCTTATCCCCTGAAAGTCGGGGTAATCCTTCTCCAAGATGTCATAATAGTAGTTCTGGGTTGCGTTAAATATAAAGGGCACAACATTTCCCTCTTTGTCTTTTATGAGGAAATTATCCTGAATAAATCCCCTGTAGTCTACGTATTTCATCTTTCCTTTACATACTTATTAGCGTTGAAATTGATTTGAACTGCAGGAGGTTTGTTTCCATCCCCTCCACCCATTTTTCCCTTCACTTTATAGGCTAATTCCACAGCCTTTAGTCGGGTCATTGTGTCGTCAACCTCAATGACTCCCTCATTATCTTTGTACACAACCTCTTTTTCCCCATCTTTCTTAACCATTACCAAAGCACCTATTGGTTTTGTGGCGTGTAGTCCTTTTTGATGTTCAATTAAAACCTCGTCATCTGGGAGATATCTTTCCATTAACTCATTCCAACCTTTAGATTCTGTTAAATTACTTGGGTTTATTGCTGTCGCGGGCGTATATCCAACCTCCACCATTGTTTTTGACACGTTTCCATGATTTTCAATGATTTTCTTAGCTGCCAATTTTTGTTTTACCGTTGCCATTTTCAATGATTACTTATTTATTTTTCATACACTGATTATTTTGTTATAAGTACATCTCACCATCCACCTAGTCCACCACTCCTCATAATGGGGATCGGCTTTCTTAAACAAATCAACTGAGTCTATCCCCCTCCCGTAAAAAACAGGTTTCATATAGTGCCAAAATTCGGACACATTAGAACTACGGTCTGCTGCCAGATCGCACAACTTTGCGAATGCTTTATATTTATTTTTCATTTTTACATTTGCACACACTATCTCTTCCACCTTCTGCTGCCGAAGTAGTCATTATAGTACCTTTTCTTAGTCCACACTTTTTGCATATCTCTCCGAATTTCTTGTCTGCCCATGTTAGTTTTTTCATCTGTTAATAGAACTTCCCGTTTCGGACAACTGTAATTCTATGTCCTACACTCTTAGTCATTCTTGCTTTAGTTTCTTTCCATGTACAGTCTCCACATATTTCGTAATAGAATCTCTTTACTTTCTTACACCGGGGACATTCTCTTTCGGTTAGTATTCTCATTTTTTTTCTTTCAAAAGCCTTCTAATCTCCCAGTACTTTTCCTTTAATTCTCTGGCTTCCCGTTCAGCACAGGTTCTTGTACAATAATCATTACTGAACCACCAATATGTATCCTTTACTTCCATACCACAATGTTGGCACGTCTTTAGCATTTCTTTTCTGTTTGCCCTTCTCTCCAAATCTTAGGGTCGCCAAATGCTTTCTTCATCTTGCGTTCTAATCCAGTTTGCCCTATCTGCCTCGCTTTGTATTCACGTTCAGCGTTAGCCTTACGAGCTTCAAACTCGTCTTCTAGTCCTGTTTGCCTTGCCTCCCTCATCCTAAGTAAAACAGAATCTATACTTGCTTTCTTCCCAGCACGGTATCCTTTGGCATAAGCACGTTTCTTACACTCTCTGGTAATACTAAGCATTTCCTTGGCTGTATAAGTTATTGGTATTGGGGTCTTCATTTCTTATTTAGGGTGGATAAAAGTTCATCTAATAAGGTGTCAAACACTAAAATGTCTCTTGCCTCATAAAACCTACCACCTTGTGTTCTAAATCCTTCGATTTCTTTCTTTATCTCTTCCCTTTGCTTGGCTAGGGCGTGGTCAATGAAAGACCAAACATCTTCTAAGTCGTAAACATTTTCACAACCTTCATCGCAGATTTGCTTCCCTGCTTCTGGGTTATTTTCATTTCTTTTGTGACCGAGATACAAATCATTAAAATGGTTAAACTTTCCGCAAAACTCCTTTTCAAACTCTTTGTTATTTTTGGTAGCCATCTTTATATCTCCCGCAATGCCTACAATAATCTCTGTAATATCCCTCCGTAAATCGGTGTCCGTTTCTTTTACAATACCCATCAAGAACCATCTGACGCACCCTGTCTTGTTCTTTCTGCGGTATCTTTTCTTTGGATGTGTTAGGTTTCATTTAAGTTTCATTCCTTGCGACTCACATATTGGACAAATAAACTTATCTTTAAGATTCACTTTACTAGCAACCCAACCTATTCTGGAACAGAAATGACAAATAATTGGGTGTTTTTGTTCTTCGGTTGGTTTTACTTCTTTGGATGTAGAGGGGGTAGGGTTAGTCATTTGAGTAAAAACACCTTTCTAAAATGTTCCAATAATTCGTTTGTCTTAAAAGTTCTCTGTCTTTCTTCGTGAACATCCATCCAAGCCTCTAACTCCAACTCAAACTCATCTAATACCAATTTAATGATTTGGTCTGCTCTCGATAAACCACTTGATGGCCAAGCGGGAGTAATCATCTTAGCTATTTTTTCTCTTAAGTCCTTCATATCGGTGTTGGGTTAGGTTTCATTTGGGTTTGCGTTAGCTCCACATTCAGGACATTCTATTGTCGGGAAACCATCACCGGCATCCATTAGCCCCATTGGTGATGGATCACCCATAGCCCACAGGCCGAAACCGAGACAGGTCTTACACACCTTTTCCTTTTGTTTAGTCATTTAAGTCCTGCGTAAATTGCTTCTAAATCATATAACTTCATTGGTTTTGCGGTTGCTATCTTTCCTTGTAAATGTCCCAGGTCTTTGAATTGTCTTACCCATTCCGTGTACTCTACCGGTTCTTTGTGCGCCCAGTAAAAATGACACCGGTAGCAAAGACAGACTGCATTTTCTATATCCCACCTTACACTCAAATTCTTCCGGCTAAATATATGCGAACACTGTAAGTTAGATCGTGATCCGCAGTGTTGACAGAATCCTATCTCTCTTACTTTCTCGCTGAAGAGTTTGTCCATCTTTCTTTTTAAGCTAGTCTTCGTTATTTTTCTCATTTAAGTTTACTTATTGTTTCCAACAGGTTGTCGGTAAAGCTCTGTATAACCCTTCTTACATCCTTTTCAGTGGTGGCAGGAAAAACTTTACCCTCTAACTCTGTCCACTTCCCATCTACCATAATTCCCAGTTTTACTTGTTCAAAGGTTTTCATCTGACAAAAAGAATCATCATCACTACTGTTAATAAACACATAATCCAAAAGGCTACTTGTATTTCTTCTAAGTTAAGTTTCATATATTGTTCCTTTAAGTCCTCTATGCTCTCCGAAATGTATAAACCTTCCTCTTTTCTGCTGTCTAAGTTCTTCTGTCATTCCGGGCGTTTCCGAATCCTTTTTGCGATGGCACTCGATACTCAACATCTGTAAGTTCTCTAACCTACTTACTTGCCGGTTACTCATTCCTATTACCTTAGCTACGGCTCTCGGAAGAAAATGATCTATCGAGATCTTCTTGCATCTCTGACAATTCCTCCCCCTGCAGTCCTGACAGGGACAGTCCTCCTGATGTACCTCAGCTTGACAGCCGGGGCCGTCTCTTCTTAATAACTGTTTTCTGATATCACTTCTACGTTCTTTCATATAAGGAGGATGGTTTAATCCTTTCCATCCCCCTCATACGGGATTAAATTAACACTGCACCTTTTCGTGACACATCTTGCAGAGTGTTCTAACAAACAAAGGTCTCGAATAATCTGGGTGGTGCGTTTCTAGTTTTTCTTTAGTACCACAAATCTCACACGCATCTTTTAACAACTCTTTTCTGTGACGATATGCCAATGCTTGGGCTTTATGCTTCTCGGGGTTTCTTTTTCTCCACGATAATACAGGATCTTCCCCATTTAATGTTCTTCCACCTTCGTACATCTTTCCTAAAATTACTGTTATTTGATTCATATGTTTGACTTATAGGCTCAACTGGCGTATAATCCCGCTCAGCTAAGGTAAGCTAACTATCGGGCGGAGATCTAAACCTTAATCAATTTCTTTAATAGAATTACCCCGCCCGGTAGATCTGTTTAATTTCAACATACTTTTTTATCCGGTTTCTTGGTATTTGGCGTAACCAAAAACATTAACGAATCACTATCTGCATATCCTCGATAATATCCACCTCTGCACATTCCGACTTCTAATCCAAAAGTCCCGTCTTCGTGATCATAAAAAGTCCCCCACTTCGTAACAGCCTCTATGTTGTCGTCTGGTGCTATGAGTTTAAGAGCCGATCTTTCGTGATCATTCTCTGGCGTTAGCATTATCTGTTTAGCGTTGTCTAATAGTAAAACTGATATTTTCATTCCTTAAACACCTCCTTGGCATTCTCGTAACTTTTATCTTCTTCTAGTTTTTCGCCGTTTATAAATGCTGTTAATCTAGGCAAGAACTTAATCTTGAAAGATAACCACCTTGCCGGATTCATGTCACTTGGTTTTAGATCATTCATTAACTTCAGTCCTTTTAAGATGTATTCTTTTTC